GGGATCAAGCGGGTGAAGCAGCCCGAAAGCCGCCAAGCCCTCCACCCACAATTTGCTGCAAATCCACTTGTTTGGATCATCCCAATTCCGGTCCAGCGCAATAGCGGCGATATTCAGAAAGTCATACGGCTTGCCGATTTGCGCATGGAGCCACTTCATGCCGTTATTCAACTGCTCTTCGGAGACTTCCGCCTGAAAGCGCCACTCCGCCTGAAATTTGGCGTAGTTGATCGGCCGTATCTGCACTCCGCCCATGGCTCGCGCTCCGATGGTCTGCGTCCAGTCGTCAACGCAGAATTCGACATGCGTGGCCTGTCCCCGGCTGACAAATTTGATGGCTTCGCCGATCGGGTCGTTATCCGCCACCACGCGCCATTGAACGAAATAGCTCATTGGATTGCCGCCAAGTCCGTCTGCAATTGTTCGCTGTCAAATCCATCCGGTGATTTGAAGTCTGGAACGATGACGGCGTATAGCTCGTCCGGGTACAGCGCCAACGCTTTCCAGGTGATGCGGTAGGTTTGCTCCCACGTCAAGAATTCCAGGTAGTCAGGCGTGTATCTGGCCTTGCCATAGATCATGTGCCCGCCCCAGCTCCACGGAGCCCACGAGCCGGTCGTCAGCCCCTGCGGCGACACATCCCACGTCGTTTCTCCCTGCCAGGCCGTCGGCAACGCTACGCCAATATACAGGCCACCAAAGTACCGCGCACTTAGCTTGATCTCGTCCGGCTTGCCAAGATTCAGCGCCAGATAGGCAACCGGCGCGTGACCAAAAGCCCCCGACTTCTGCAGGTATTTGAGCGTGGTCAGGCCGTCGCTGCCGTTGTCCGTGCTGGAGTCCCCCGGCTTGTATCCGTCGCACTCTTCATACATCTGCAATACCTGAGCATCTGTGTAATCGAAGGGCTTTCCTGCTGCGGTCGAGAGGCTGTAGACCATGCCGGCATAGGCCGCCTTGGTGCAGTCCCCCAAAGTGTCATTGTCATAGTAGCTGGGCGTGGTGTCAGGAATGCCGAGCAGACCATAGGCTTCCGGCGCCGGGGCTAGAGCTTGCGTATAGGTTGCCAGCTTCAGATTGCGCTTGTCGTGCCGGGCGTGCTGTTTTAGAACGGGAACCGACTTGTGAAATTGCAGCAGATTCATTCCTTTCCTGCTTTCTCCGGTACTTCTTCGATTCTGTACTGGTGGCGTTTGCCGTCGCCCATCACGGCCATCATGTCTGAAAACGCATTTTCCAGAGTGCTCCAGCTACTGCTCTCGGCAAAGATTTCATACTTGTCATCGATCTCCACCGCCACCTGGAACTGTTTCTCCGAAATGGTCCAAACAAACCGTTTTGCCGGTCGCCCGTTCAGATTCATCATTTCTGTTTCTTTCTGCTATCGCTCCAAACCATTGCCACCAAGGTAAAAAAGGTTCCAACGGTTAGGACAACATAGCCACCAAGTACAACTTTATCGAGCATGTTCATACAACCCTCATTTGTTCAAGCCAAGCGTGGCTGTGCCGTCCACGGGCAGCTTCTCTTGGATGGTTGAGTGCGAATACTTGGCGACAACGCCCGCCAGTAGAATGATGTTTGACGCCGCGACTGGATGCGCTTGAAGGATTGACACAATGAAGCTTTGCGCCTGCTGATCGGTGGTAATCAACACCGCCAGCGCTACCGCGCCCGCGAGTACCGTGTGCGAAGTAATGTTTTTGCTTTTGAACCACGTAATGATGCTGTTCATAAATCCCCTCATTGGGCCGCGGTTTGCGGCATTCTGGTAGCTGCATCATAAGGTACTGGTGGCTGCGACACAACGGTCTTTTGCTGAGTTTGCGCACTTGGATGATTGTGGTAATAATCCTCAATGACGAGCTTCGCGGCAGGAACAATTTGATCGAGCGCCCAACTGGTAAAAGCCAGGAAGATTGCGAACAATCCCCCGGAGATCCAGATTGCGGCTTTCTCAAATCCCATGTGCCGTTCCATCCGGCGCTGAAAAGCGCGAAAGTTGCTGACTCCCTCCTCTACCGGCTTCAACCGCGTCTTCAGTTTTCCCAGTTCCACCGCCACGTCTTCGTTCGTCATGCTTGGCCCTTTCTTGCTTTTAATATCCGCAACGATAATGAACGGTGTACGCCGTACTTGCTGCCGGTGCTGAGAACGCATAGCGAGTGAATCCAGTGCTGTTTTCTAGCGTGTAGCCAACTGTGGATACCGCCGCCGCCGTGTGAACCTCGGCTGAACAGTTTGGATAAGTCGTTTGTGCCGATCCGTAGAGCACCACTGTAGCTGCCGTGCCAGTTGTTGTACCTGTTCCGGTCGTAAGCGTCAGATCGCCGCTATTGGTTGTGCAAGTGTGGTTCGTTTCGCAAACGCATGTTGCTCCCGTGCCTGCCGCCGCGCCAGGGGTGCAAGAGAAATTTGTGGATACACCTACATAATTTGGGACTGCGCCAAGACTGGTTAAGCTCGAATTTACTATGGTGGAATTCAGCGTTGTGCCTGCTAGTGTACTTGCCGATGGTGTGGGAACATTGAGGACGCCGCCGGACAATGATGCTGCCCCGGAACCGGTTGTGGTGAGGGACTGAAACGGCACCAAGGATGTTGAAAATGAACCTTGGAAGGAAGGCGCATATTCCCATGGCGCGGCAGTGGCTGTCGAGTTGACCGCTGTTCCCGCTGTCACGGTGGATATGAAAGCGGCGCCATCGTTCAGAAAAATCATTTTAAGAACACCAGTTTCAGCGGAAGAGGCGCTCATATTCACAATTGAAAAAGTCCACGTTGTTCCGCTGCCACTCGTTGCTGCTGTCAAATAGAGCGTCTGCGTTGAACTGCTGCCGTTGTTGGAAGCGATCTGCTCTATATATATGCCATCCGTAGAATATCCGGTGATGGTATAAATATTTGCTGTGCGAAGTGCATCGCTTGAAGTAAGAATGGCAATTGCGCTAATAGCTTGTGCCGGGTCTCCGGTGGTTGGGGCCGTCACGGTAATCACCTGAGAATTTGTACCCGAGCTTACAGCCAAAGAGTATTTGATCAGAAAATCTTGTTCATAGGCAACTGTACCCAAATAAGTGGGTGCCCCTGTGATGATGGGGTTGCTTATCGTCGGAGATGTAGCCAGCACTGCCGCGCCGGAACCGGTCGTGTTCGATATCTGCGAAGTGTTGATCTGTCCGCTGCTGTTGCCGAGCGGGATTCCCGCCCAGGTTCCCGGCGTGCCTCCCGCCACGTTAACCCAGGCGGCGATGCCATTCACAGACGCGCCGGAGTTCTGCTCCATGTCTCCCTGCGACCAGGTGAGCGTCGTGGGTGCGACAGAGGACTTCGTCGGGAACTGCATCTCCGGGCCAAACGTCGGGGTAAAGAAAGTCAGCGCCGTTGCGGTGGAATAGGTTGAGCCGAGGGTGCTTTGCAGGTTTACAGTCACCGCGCTGGAATTCGTGGCATCAATGTAAGAAATACTTTTGTTTGTATCTGTCCCGATGCTGATTCTTTGCCCAGCCGACAGGTCGGTAGCGCTGCTGCAAGTGAGCACATAAGTCCCGCTTGTGCCGGTGCAGGTTGTATTTCCGCTGTTAAGGGTACCAGTTGTTCCAGATTGATAAACCACGTCGATGGCATATCGGTTGCCATTCACGCCCTTCCAGTAGGTTGGCGGAGCAATAATCTGGCCTGGTAGCAAGGTCGTTCCGTTTGGCAGTGCGCCAAAGGCGGTATCCGAATACAAAAATGCGGAAGCCTGAACAGCGTTCTGATACAACTGACCGATGTTCACGTCGCCCAGCAAACTCAAGACTGCTTTCGAGGAGCCAGCGCGTATGCCCATGCTCCACGATGGCGAGTAGGAAAGAAAAGGCAACGAACCGGCAGATCCCATTGTATTGATCCGGGACAATGCGGGAATACCGACAAAAGGAGCGCTGCCTCCCATCAAACTATTGACTACGGTAATCTCAAGAGCTGCGTCGTTGGCAGGAGAAACGACAATTGACGGATAAGTCGTCACGGTTCCTCCATGCTGGTTCCAAACAGTATTGAAATTGAAAAAAGCCTGAGACGTACTTGTGTTGTTCGGGTTATTGAGCAACGTGACCATACCTATACCGGATTGCAGATTCGTGTTGCTCTCGAACTTGATATCGTGCATGTCGAGATAAATGTCTCCCGTGCGACCGGTGGCGTCCACCATAATTACCCCGCCGCTGCCGCTGGTGCATGAGGAGCAACTGTTATCGACTGTGCCAACACCCATCTCTAAATCATCGAAAGCATTAAGCCGCCAGTACACGCACGATGTTTCGACAGAATCGCACCGCCAGCCTCCGCCCATATTTGTATTGATACCGCCGCCGGAGAAATAATAGCCAAAATACTGTGCGTCCTGCATCCATGTGTTATACAGCCGAGTTCCTGTGTCTACCCGAGACCCATAATATATGTTGATTCCAAGTGCGGAAGCGCTTGTTACCGTTGGCCCCTGAACCAGTATGTTTGTAAACGATTCTTGATAGCGTGCTGCAGAGTCAGTCGCAATTGCAACGTTGATCGTTGTAGCCGTGCAGGTATCGGTATAGGTGCCATTCGATACAAGTGGTTCACCAGTAGCAATCGTAAATTGCGAGGAAGAGGCTGAGGTAACCTCACCCATTGCATAATTCATGCCCAGTGACGAAGTGCTTGTGCAACCGGTAATAATCGCCCAATTATGCACGGAAAATGAGTTAGTGCCCGTGAAGGTGGCAAGGTGCGATGGGGCGACACTCGCTATCGGCGAACTCGGGGTGGTTATATAAGCTGAATTGCTGGCTACAACAAAACCAGTGGTGGCCGAGGTCGCTCCCGCAGCCGCGCCGTTCCATTTGATTTCTGGCGGAGCTTGGCCACCTGTATAGGTTTCGATTACGCCTTCAGTGGCGCATCCATCATATACGTTGATCGTGGAACTGATGACATATGTTTTTGCGCCAGGAAACTCAACAACCCCACCGCGAGGGGCAACTCCGTTGTTGTAGCACGCCGCATACGCTGCTTGGATGCCGCTTGTATCGTCAGTTGAGCCATTTCCCACCGCGCCGTATTGTGTCACGTCATAGCGAGGACCAATGCTGGTCAGATTTTTGGCGGCAAAAGTATTTGACACGGTGGTTGGGCTGGTAAACGTTCCGCCGGTGACAGCAAGCGTTACCGTACCCACGCCGCCGGAAGGCGACACACTCACGTTCGCGCCAGGAACAATTTGGGTAACTCCTCCGGCTGAACTGGTTGGCACCTCCACACTGACGCTGCTGCCGCTTACCTGAAACACGCCGTTGACGTAGCCGCTTGCGGCGGCTGGCGTCGTGCTGTTGAAATTGGGGTTGCTGACAGAACTTCCGTTTACGTTGACAGTCGTGCCTCCCCCCGAACCGCCGCCTGGGAAGAGGTCAGTCAACGTCACCGGCGAAGGATAGACATTCGGACTTGTTCCTCCGTTCAGTACCACATCGTAGCCTTGAGTGGTTGCTGCGAAGAACAGCCAGGAACCATCCGTGTTAGCCGTGAACGGGTTCGTCAGAACCGTGGAAGAAGAATCGGAGTAGATTGTCGCCGGCGTTGTTGTGCCGGTCAGATACACGGTCACCCTGCAGGACGGAATGACGCCTTGCAAGTAATTGGTGGAATTCAGGCCGGAGGTAGACGCTTGTTTTGCGCCCAAAACGCAGTAATTCTCAACTGCCGCCGTCTGGGCAAACGCTGGGGCCGCAAGCAAAGACACCAAAACATACAAAAATGCAGTTCTCTTCATCTTCATCCTTATCCCACGCGCTCCACAATCGCGTCGATCCGATATACGCCACCCGTATTGCTGGCCACCGTGGTTGTGTATTGGATTACAGTCGCAGCAGCAGCGTAATACGTCGTTGAAAGACTTTGTGCAGCCGCTAAGGTTGTTAAGGATGCCGTAGCGGATGCCGTCCCGTTGACCGTAGCCAATACTGTTCCAGCCGAACCAGCCGTAGTGGTCTGCACGGATGCCGTCACACGGTAGATTCCTGTTGCCAGGGTGGTATAGAGCGTAGTCGCGGCAACGCTGGACGATTGAGTCAGCAAGCTGTACTGCGCCAGTTCCAGCGCCCCCGTAAAGTGAAGCGCAGTGCCACTTAACAGAGCCATAATTCCGTCAGGAGCGACATATGTGTAGGCAGATCCACAAGTGACTTGTCCAGCCGATACGCCCGTCAGATAATTAGCCACCGTGGAGCTGACGGCGCTACTTCCAGAGAGGTTGATGTTGACCACGCTGTTATTGTTTGTGGCAAGAAATCCGCGCAAAAGCGCAAGTCCGCCATTGCTCATATCGATGTTGGTGTAAGCGCCCGTAGCCAACGATTGGCTATCGATGACGGTCAACACAGTCGCTGCCGTAGCGCTCGATGCACTCTTGAATCGCGGCGTGCCGACAACGTTCGTGAAGACTGGCGTTGCGCCAACATTCAGTGTTACTAGTGTGTTCGTCAAAATCGACATATCGAAGAAGTGTTCGTAGCCGCTGGTGAAGATGCCGCCAGTGATGGTCAACGACCCGCCAATACGCTCCGATTCAGTCGCAGTTGTTGCCGCATAGGTCAGCGTTCCAGTTGCCGTGGTGTACAGATTTTCAATGTGGAAGGCCGCGTTCAATTGCACATTGCCCGTGAACGCCCATGTCGAGCCATTGCCAAAGATGGTCATGAAATAGGCAGGGAAGGACACATTGCCGGTATAGGTATAGCTGGATGCGGTAGGCGTGGAATAGATTACGCACGGCCCTGTTGCGCTGGCCACGCCTGCAATGAGCTGAGTCAGCGTTGTGTACGGCAGCAATTCCGTTCCATTGGGCGTATAGCTGTCCGTGCGCGTGCCGTCCAAATAAAACGAGGCTACTGACGATCCAGGATACGCAAACGATGTGGTGCCAGCCGAAGACTGGTAGGGCTCCGCTCCAGTGGTGCCGCCCGCCAGGCTTGTCGCGACCGACGTTGATCCATAATCTCCAACCTGAACTTGTCCACTCATACTCTTACCTCGTCAGCAAAATGGTGACTGCTACCGTGTTTGTTAATGCAACCACTTGTGCGCGCACATACTTTGCCCAGAAAGAAGGCAATTCGAGACGACCGACATAGGAAGTATTCAACCCGCCAGTTATTGTGTTGATGGTCACAAAATGCGAATCCGTATCCACATCGGCGGTCTGAATGTCGACTTCAAACGTTCCCGGATCGCCGCTGAATGACAATTCCAGCGAGATGCCCCATGGATAAAATGCGCCGCGCTCCCGGCGCAGCTGATAGGCAATGCTGGCCGTCCCTGCCGCCACGGTTTCGTTTTGAAAGAGAAACGCTTGGCGATTCTCGTAAAGAAGTTGCGCTTGTGCTGGTCCTGTGTATGCTGGCATCTCTGCACCTTCCTGTTCCCTAACCCCTAATCCCTGTCACCTAACCCCTAACCCCTAATCCCTGTCTCTATCCCCATCCGCCAACATTGAGCTGTCCTTCCACCGTGCTGTACGGCTCGCCAAACGCCGACGGGAACCGTTCCATCCGGGTGAAGTACAGATCAACAAGATTTCTGTCCATGTTGCGAATCATTTGCAGCCGGTTGGCATATTCGGCGCGCGACGCCTGCATCAGGAATTGCCAGTTGGCGCCCGAGCCGCGCTCCATCTCGTCGCCCTTTTGCGACTCTTTCCAGAGATAGAGCATCTCGTAGGCGCGCAGCTTTACCAGCTCTTCCGTCAGCGGAAAGGGCAGCGTATCGGCTGGATTGGTCAGCGCCGGCCAGTTTGCTTGGCAACAAAAGGTGTAGGGCAGTTGCGTAATCGGATGCGGCCACAGCTCATACAGCATCTGTCCATAAGTTGCTGAACCGGTTCGCGTGTCCTGGCCGTAGGGAACAACGTAAAGTGGCTCGTCGAAATCGGTCCGTTCCGCGTCTTCGTTGGCCAAGTCGATTTGCGTCTTGCTCCACCAGTCGAGCTGGTTGTTGTTGGTCGTGTCGCGTATGTTGTACCAGCGTTTGAAGCCTGCCGGAGCTGGATAGTAGGCTTGGTAGGCCATGTAGGTCCCGTTCGTCTGTGCGGGTTCCATCCATGGCCGGTCCAGCGTCAGCACCACGGCGGAGGTGTTTGTCGCATCGAGGGCAACGACGTTATAGAGCGAATAATACGGAACGCGGATCTGGTACTGGGTAATTAGCGGCGGGTTGGTGATCGTGGCAATCCATGCGGCCGAGGCCGTGGCGTCGCCGGTGATGGTGTTGGTAAAGGGCGTAACGGTAATTGTTCCGGGGCTGAGAAACTGCGTCGTAGGGCCGCCCAGCAGCGAGGGCGTCAGCCAGCCTCCGGTTTGAAGTTGGAAGCTCCAGACGTTTTCGTTCTGGATGGCCTGCAGGGCTTCATTGAGCTTGGTTTTGACCAAGCCAAGATTGCAACCAGGGATGCCGAGCAACTCTTGAATCATGTTTTGAAACGCCATGCCGCCACCCCTGACCCCTGACCCCTTCTCTTACCAAAACGCCTCCTGCGAGTTACCCCGCAAGAGGCGTCTGGTTTGTCTTCGGGGGAAAGACCTCGTTTAATACTGTCCGCCAAATCCCATCAGTTGCACCTGCTCGGCGGAAAGGTTGGCACCGGCTGCCACTGGTGCGCCGATGGTGGAAAGAACACCTGTAAATGTTGCCGGTGTGCCTCCTGCCGCTGCCGTAAATGTTGGCGCCGAAGTGTAGTTTTTTCCAGGAGTAAGAACAATCGGCGTTGCCGTTACGGTTCCTCCTGCGGCAACCGTAATGGAAATTGCAGCTCCCGTTCCACCACCACCGCTTGTGGTAAGGGTGTAGGTGCCAGGCGTTTGTCCAGTGCCAGCCCCGGCAATTGTTGCGCTTGCAATACTGCCGCTGGTCGCAAACCGCCAGATCAGGGACCAACTGGCGCGCGGTCCGACAGCCGCCGGTTGGCCAATCACGTCGTAGGTTCCGCTCACGCTGCGGAAATTTCCGCCAATGTCATCGATGTAGTAGTTGTAGCGCGGAAGCGAAATCGGATCGCCCGTCGAAAGCAACGACGTAGGACCGCTTCCGTAACCGCACCATGTGCAGCGCAGTCCAACAAAATCCGGGTAACCATGAAGCAATGTAAGTTGCATTGCCGCTCCTTGTTGAAGTTCCGGCGACGGATTACCGTCGCCGGAAAGGTGTTAGTCCTGAACCGTCGCGCAAGCATATCCAAGAACAATCTTGAATGGCGTAGTCGCCGTCGATCCGGTAGTCACAGGATCAAGGACAAGACCGATCACATATGGTGTGATGGTCGTAACCGAAGCAGGCATCAAGCCAATTGGGGTGGAACCCATAGCAGTCGCAACTGCCCAATTGTTTACAGCTTGCGCAGCTCCTGCCACGGACAGTACGGTAGCCACTCCGAGTTCCTGCACAAATCCATAGTTGCCCGGTGTAATTGAGTTTAAGAAAACCACTGGGCGAACCATGTTGGTGGAAATATCTGCGCTGGTAACTTGGTTTACGCTATAACCCATTTCAACGGTAAGCGTCGCAGGTGTTCCACCCGTGCCTGTCAGTGTGGCGGTTGGCAGCGATGTGAATCCAGTACCCGGTGTCAAAACGATTGGCGGGGCAATGGTCGTTGCGGTCAGCACCACAATTTGAATCGTCGCTTGTGTCGTACCGCCGCCGCCTGCAGTGGTAACGATGTAGGTGCCCGGTGCCATGCCAGAGCCAGCTACAAGCTGGTAAACGTTTTGCACAAAAGTGCCTGGTTGGATGTATCCCACCGTGTTCGTCTTCACATTGGCCGCAGTGGCATTCGACGCCACCTGCACATAGCGATAGCGTCCCGAGTGCAGCAAGCCGTTGGTCGTGTAGGATGCAGAGTTGGCTTCCTGCTCCGTGGCGTCAAAGTAGTCGCCCAGGTTCAGGCCACCTGCCGCAAAGGGCAAACCAGTGCGTAGATCCGTAAGCGCGGTCGGCGAGGTGAAGTTCGCGTTATTCCATGCTGTCCAAGTTGGAACAATCTGTTGCAGTGGCATCGTCCTTCTCCTTGAAACTAGCTGCCAGCTAACAGCCAGCAGCTAACAGTTCGAAAATCCTGATTTTGCAGGCAACGAATAGCTGATCGCTGCCTGCTGGCCTTTAGACCGAGAATCCAAAAGCATAGTTGTTGTGGCGCGGCTGCACGTTGTACAGGTTCGTGCCCAGCCGCATAAACAGAGCATCGATGCTCACGTTATTCGGCATTGGCGCACGGCGCAGACCAAAGTTCCAGCCCTTCTTGTTGGTCGGGCGAATCTTGAAGCTTTCCGGCTCCAGGAAGTAAATCACTTCGCTGGGCTGAATCGTGGTGACCGAAGGCAAACCGGAACCGGTCGGCGATACAAGGACGTTCGCGCCGTTCTTGGTGAACTGCGGAGTCGTGAACGACACCGTTGTGGTGCTCGATCCAACGCCGTCCTGAAGGTTCGTATTGCCGGCTGCGCCGTTCGCCGGAGCCAGTTCGATGTAGTTCTGAGCCTGGGCTGAAGGCGCCAGCGGATCGGCATAAATGTCGACGCCGTTGAAGTTCAGGCCATCCCACTTGATGTCGTGCTTGGTGTTCGAAATGTCGCGGCGCTGCGCATCGAGCGCGACGGCGATGGCTCTGAACCCGAAAACGTTGGTGATGCCCAGCGTCGGATTGCCGCCTGCGACCTTGATTGTCGACCACAACTGCATCAGGGCGGCAAAGTCGATCTGGCCGGGTGCTCCAGCCGATGTTCCCAGATATTGCGGCGTCGTGTTCAGCGCCGTGCCGATGTTGCCATTGCGCGCTTGTCCGCCGTAATTCGTGTAGATGTTGCCGTAGACGGAGGGATCGATGCCGTTGTTCAAGGCTTCGTCCATGCCGTTGATGGTCTTGATGCGATTGTCGAGAACAGTTGTCGAGGAAGGCTGGCCATGCCGGAAGGAATCCATCTCCTGCATGGTGTTCATGGTCATTACCATGGCTTCCATGTAGAGCTGGTACTCGTCGACAATCTTTGACGGACCGGAGTTAATCACACCGCCCGTGCCGGAGCCGTCATCCATTTCCCAGTCGTCCAGCGGATACCAGGTGGCATACGCCTTGGGCAGGAACTTGATGCCGGTGTTGATCTGTTGGCGGGTCACGGTGACCGTCTGGCCGGGATTCACTGCGGCGCCTTGCGTGCGCCCGTAGAGAATGCCTTCCATCATGCCGGCGCCGCCGAGGAATTCATCCCACACACCAGCCCTGCGGAGCTTGGCCTGAAACGGCGTATCCACAAACAGGTTGTTGAAGACTACATTTTTGCGGACGCTTTCCAGGTTCGACGCATCGATTTCGTTATAGAGAGGATCGGTTGGCACTGGACACCTTCTTGAGAATGAAATAGAAATGGCTCAAGCCATCTCTGGTCTTGAGCCATTGCTGATTCCCTGAAGGGGGGCATGCGTCTCGATTGATTTTTCAAAACTGCTGCGGAACTAGGCTGCTACTTCTTGCCCATGCTCCACAACTTCATGGTGAATCGCCTGCGATGTTGCCTGCCGGCGCTGCTGTTCATTCAAATTCAACGGATCTGGCCGTTCGTTGGCCTTGACTGCGCGCGCAACATCGGCGAACCGGCTGGGCTGCGCAATATGCACGTCAGGGTTGGAACCAATCTTTTCGGCCCACTTGCGATCAGTTTCTTCAATCGCCTTCTGCTTGGCAGCTTCGGCTTCTTTCAACTTTGCTTCAAAAGGCGCTGAAACTTCTTGCCGAATCTTGGTATCGTGTTCTTCTTCCTGCTTGCGCTGAATCTCGGACTGCTTGCCTGCGAAGTCGTACTTCCGCGCCACGTAATCGCGGAAAGGCAACCGCGAATTGCTCGCTTCTTCCGCCAGCTTGTCGAAGGAATCGGGGAGGAACTGACCACCGCTCAATCTCTGGTACTCCTGCATGGCCCAACCGATATTGCTGATGCCGTTGCCCAGCCGCTGGTCGATGGCTTCCATCGTGAAGGTCGGGCTGCCTGGCGTGCCGCCCTGAACGCCGGCCACATAGCGGCCCTGCGCATCGCGTTGCGGCGTGGCCTGCGCGGCGGCTGGCTGCGGCTGATAGTTGGGGGCCTCTGTCGGAATAAATCCGGTGGCCTTTGCGCTTTCCAGTTGCGTCTTGTAGAAAGCCAGCTCAGCGTCTTTCTGGGTCTTTTCATTGCCCCAGTTATTCAGCGCCGGCACGATGCTTTCTTCGTAAAACTGATCGTTGCTGCGTTTGCGAACTTCTTGCGCTTCGAGCGCTTCCGCTGCAGCCTTCCGTTCCTGTTCGGCCTTTTCGACCGATTCCGTCGCGGCTTTTCTTTCCTGCTCTGCTTTTGCAGTAGCCTGCTGTGCTGTCTGCCGTTCCTGTTCGGCGGTGGTAAGAACACCAGTAAACGCAGAAATCGCCTTCGCATCAAGCGCGGCGATCTGCTCGTCAGTCAACCCGGATTGCTTTAAAACCTCTTGGACAGTCGGCATTTCGTGTATTCTCCCGAAGCGTTAATATTGCGGTTGTTGACTTACAGGGGTTGGCTGCGGCGGACTAACTAATGCCGTCTGCATTTCCTGAATTCCTTGCGCGATCTTTTCGGCGCCTGAAGCCAGACGCGGGTCGGAAGCGGCCATTTGCTTGACCGTCTGATACCAGCGCGCAAGCAGCATCTGCATGGGGTTCGCAGGTGCCTGAGAGGAAGCTCCCGGCTGCTGCGGCTGATTTTGATCTGGTGCGCCTTGATCTGGAGGAGTCGGTGGAGCGCCGCCACCTGGAGCTGGCGCGCCCTGACCTTGCTGATCTGGCATTGGTTGTGAAGCTGTAGCCATTGGATCTCCTGGTGAGGTCCCCAACGGCGGCTAAGCTGCCGTTGGGGAACGGCTAACTAAGCCTTGATGCTGCTGCGTTTCTTTCCGCCCTTGCGACGGCCCTTGCGGCCACCCTTCTTCAGGTGACTTGCCTTCATTGCGCTGACCTTTTTTCCACGCTTCGCCATGTGATTTCTCCTTGGGTGCAAAATAGAAATGGCCCAAGAGCCATTTCGGTTCTTGAGCCATTGCTGATTCCCCAAGGAGGGGGGGCATGTCGCTCGGTTGATTCTTAATCATCTGTAGGCCGAATCTTTTTTCGTGTCAAGGCCTAATTACAAAATCTTTTCACCAATCTCCAGCAAAGGACGGATTTCGGCTGCCTGAGCATCAGAAATCTTGGTGCGCTGTTCGACATTGACGCCCTGCACAGATCCCTGGTTATACTGAATCACCAGTTTTCCCGTGGTCTTTGTTGCCTTCAGGATTTCGCTCAATTGCCCAATATCCGTGGGCAATTCAATGCTCGCTTCGGTCAGATAGAAGTCTCTCTGAATTTTGATTTCCGGCTTCATGCTTTTCTCCTTAACTTTCGGTCACCGTCGTACGCGGGGTTCCGCCCTGTGCGCCTTTTTGCTTGAGTTTGGGCGCTTTTCCTCCTGACGGTTCTCGACCGCCGCCGCCGCCACCTTTGTCTCCGCCGCCACCCTTACCGCCCCCTTTGCCTTTTCCTGGTGCTCCCTGCTGGGGTTCAATGCCGAGTTGCTTCATTAACTGCGCAGCCTGAGCTTGCGCCAGAATTTGCAGCTTCTGTGTCTCCAGCTCCTCGTTGAACCACTTTTCGCGTTCGGTGTTGCCTGCCGCTTCCCCATAATTCTCGACACCCATTTTTTTCATGACCGTCGCCCAGGAAATTGGCGCCTGACCGCGCTTCAGTTGCAGATACTTTAGTTGCTCTTGCATCTGCGTAATCTTCAGCAAGGTGCTGGGCACGGACACCAGCCGAATCTGCTTGGCAAACCAGCGCGCCCGTGTAAGTTGGTCATACTGCGAGGGCGATTCCGGGAAATTGCCGCCAACCATTTCATCCGGCAGATGGCTGGGAACCAGATCATCGGGATTAAAATCGAAGACTTCGCGCGCAATGTTATCCGGCCCCACGTACTCCATAATCCGGCGCACATTGAACCATTGCAGAATCAGGAATTTCATGCGGTAGCCAACCGCTTTGTTGCCTTTCTCAATGCGTGCGGCAATGCCCTTGGCGATGGGTCCGATTGATTCCAGCATCTTGTCGGCCGTGTCGTTGGCAATGTTCATCTTCATGTTTTGAAGATTGCCCAGATCGGTTAGTCCAAGCTGCGATTGCTTGCAGTCCTTCAGATACTTCAGGAAAGTGAAGTGCGTATTGTCAACACGGACTTCCTCTGGCAGCAAGGATTGCAAAATGTCTTTCGGCTTGCCGTCAACTCCGTAGCGGACATTCTGGTCAAAAATGTCAAAATGCTCAATTTTTGGGCCACCCGTCGCCGTGTGGTCGTAGCCGATCGGCGGATTCAACGTAATGGTGATCACGTCGTCGATCTTGCGTTCAATCTTGCGCGTCGTGGTTTCAATCGAAGCGACATCGCCGACCAGGGAACGGCCAAGCGACTCCCATGCCCAATCATCGACGGTGTATTGGATCACCGGCATTTTTCCGTCCCAGTCAAAAGCCGGGCCGTCATACATCGGTCGATCAAGCCCGGAAGACGTAATGATGAGTCGTAAATTTGGATAGACGCGGCAATCTTCTACGGTTGCTGGCCGCATAAAGGGTTGTCCGTTGCGCATCCCGCCAAAGATATCCTGCCCGACAAACGGCACTTTATAGAACCAACTGGTGCCAAGATCGCCCATGGGCATCTCATACCCTTTGCCGTTAATTGGCGCGTTGATTCGCAAATCGCGGACAAACGTGTAGCGAATCTCCGTGTAGAGGTTGCCAAAGCTCCGTCCTTGTTCCCCGTAACGAAAGCGTTCCGCGTAATCCATCCGGCGCGCTTGAACCTGTGTTTTGTAACTCCGCGGTCCCACCGTTTGTAATTGGCCCTGGAAGAGCGGAAAACGCCCATGCGCTTCCGCAATCGGCATGTAGTCGTAAATGGTGACGGCATAAGCATCCTGCACGTCATTGCTTCTGGGAATCTGTACCGGAACCACGTCCAGAAGTCCCAACGCATCGAAAACCAGCTTGCGCTCGCCATAGCCATATTCATCCGCTCGTACTTTTGGCCATAGATAGCCGATGCCCGTGACGCTGGCATATTGCAAAACCTTTAGAATTTGATATGGGAAATCGGATTCCAGATAAACGGCCTTGGAAACGCGGGTCAGCATCTCCGCCATCTGCTTGAAGGCTGGGATGTCCGATCCATAACCGGCGATTTCCCTTACTTCGGACAGTGTTTCGCAAAACTTCCGAATATCGTATTTCAGATCATTGGTGACCAGAATCGAGCGCGATTTGTCCCTGAAGATGGCATCGAAGATGCGCATGTTCGTGCCCAGGTTTTTGTAGCACGACTGACCTTCCAGGAAGCCTTCACCTTCCTGGATCTGCTCCTCGACCCAGCCGACACGGGAACTCGGGGAAGATTCAAACTTCGGTACTTGCCAATTTACAGTTTGCAGTTCCACACATCGCCCGTTTCCTCCTCGGTGAGTTCCTGAGCCATGAGCGCATAGTAGGCATATTTTGTCTACACGTCTACGCTAATTTCAACATTGCGCATAACTTACGCATCTCAGCGTCCTTTTTCGTAGGCCTCCGCGTGCAGATAGCTTTCCGTATGCATCTGCGTTCTGTCAGCGCGCTTGTCATAGAGTTCCAGGTGCCGACGCAGGAATTCGCGGTTTACGTTGTTTCGTGCATTGGTCATCAGGTGGTAAATGTGATCGCGCTGCTGCCGCCGGATTCTTCCCTCGACTTCTTCCCGCTTTGCATCTTCCATCTGCTGCTTGTGGGCTTCCTGCTGCCGCATCTTTTCGGACCACAACTCGGCTTCGTGCGCCGAGTTACAGACAATCTTTTCGTGAAAATCCGGTGCGGGATACTCTTCCGGCAAACCCATCTTGATCTGGCCATTCAGTGTGTCCAGCCAAAAAACAATCTTTGTTGTCAGTTGCGCGTTCATTTGCTCTCCAGCATTTCCCTGTTCTCGGAAATAAGCCTGTCCGTATCAGCCCAAACGTCATTGAACTCTCGGAAGTTTTGGCGCGTAACGTTTTTGAGCCGGGCCAACTCTGACGGAGTAAGCTGGAGTGCAGCACCCGTGAGCGGATCTTTTGCATAACCACCATTTTCCAGAGCCCGTAAAGCTAACGGAGCACTCATCGCCATGACAAACGTCTTGCTCCATTTCAATTTTTGCGTGGCCTTCTTTGTTTGCGCGTGCAGCTCGGTTGCCGTCATCATCACCGGATGAAGCCGCTTGCCGGCAGCGATCTCATTGAACTGTTTCTCAACAAAGTCACGCTGCTCCGTGTAATACTTTCGTGCCTTTCTGTACTTTGGATGCTGAGTAACAAAATGCAGCCAATTGAATTTGCTCGATTCCCCGAGATTGTGAAGATCGCGCCTTCCCCAATAGAAGATCGGTCCCCAACCACGGAGCAGAATTACCAGACCAAACTCGTCGCTTCTGCCATAGAGCATGGCTCCCCAATCAAATAAAATCGTGAACCAGCGCGTTGCCCACGTGACACTGCGCGAGCATTGCTCTGGTTTTCTTTCGTCGCTAAAGCTGATTTTCATTTGTTTTATCTCCGTTTACTTCTTACCGGATGATCTGGCGAAGTTCTGCTTCAGTGAATTCAGACGAATATTCGATGGCGCAACCATTCGCATGTGCAAGATGACTGCCGAGAATGGCCTCAAATCCCGCCATGACGCCATGCGAATCGCAGAAACCTTTGCTCCAATCAAGTCCTTTGATCACGCGAGCGGATTCCATGTGCCGTTCTCTGGCAGTCATCATGACCGGATGCAGACGCTCTCCTTGACGAATTGCTTCCATTTGTTCTTCAAACCAATTTTGATCGCGAGATTGAGAAACAGTTTCATCCCTTGATTCTGTTTGTGTCGCCTCTTTGCCAAACAACACCGTGAATTGCAGCCACGGAGTTCGTAACGTCAAACCCCGCTTTTTTTCTTTCTGCAAGCCAAAACATTTCATTGTCTTCCCCCCTTACCAATCCAGTCGACCAACCGAGACCATATTCACCGAGCACACAGACTTATTCAGCGGTGGTGTTCGATCCGCCGGCAACGTGTAACGCTTTTGCGCTTGAGAACGATCAGCCAAGATATCGAAGTCGTGCGCGGTAAAGTAAGATTGCGCCGCCGCACGCACGCGGTCATCATGCTGGCCGCTGCGGTGCTCCAGCTTGGAAACACGGCCTGCGGCTTCATGCCGTTCCAGCGTCTTCAGCTCTTCGATCAGCCATTTGGATGCCGGCCGATACCAGCCGCCGTTCACAGCTTCCGTAAAGCGCGTCATCAGCATCGGCACGCTCCACACATTGGAGTACCAACCCTGCTTTTTGGTGGAGTTGTCCTTGATCTTCTTACTGTCGTAGCGCCGTGGAATGTGATGCCAATGGAAGCCCATCAGCTTGAGCTGGTGCTGGCATGTATCGCCCGGCCTCCCGATCTGCTCTACGCAGAACTTCACGCCGCGCGCATCGCGCGCATTTTCTCCATACCAGGCGGCCATACAAGCTGCGAAGCCCACAATCTGCGCGGAATTGATGCGGTTCGATGTCAGCTCGGCCACTTGGTAGTCAAACTCATCGCCAAACCTGTTTCGTGTCATCGACACGACGGTCCGGTCTTCATCCTCGCCGCCCAAGCCATCGGCCGTATCGATTCCGCAACTATAGCTGGTGCCGGGCGTGGGCGCTTCATAGACCAGCAGTTTGTCGAACGAATCAGGTTCCTTGTCTTCGTCAATTGGCAAAAGAGGAACCAGAACCCAGTCGTATTGCTGGCCCCGATCAGACTCCCAACTTACGCGAATACGTGGTTTCTCGTCGTCGACGAATGCTTCGTTGGGTTCAAAGCCATCGTCAATCGAGTCACCCGTAATGGCATACACCTGTACTTCTTTCTTTCTTTCCCGCGTGTCTCCATGCAGTTCATAAACGTTGTTTTCAATTTCCTGCATGGTTTCCGCGTCGAAGACGCTGTCATGCAAGCCGGTCAACGCTTCAAAGTCATCGGCGGCCATCTGCGCCAGCCAGATTTTCTGTGTATGGTTCTTGCAGGCTTGCAGATAGTTGAACTCCCAGAACCACTGCTGCTCGACAGGCATTGTCCAACGCGTGCCAACCACCTTGGACAGATATGGAGTGTTGCGGATGTAGAGTTCGCAGCGCAAAACATGCTTGCGCGTAATCTCCTGCCGTTTGCTCATAAAGTCTTCAGGAACGGGGAATTTCCGTATCCAATCGGCTTCTGGATAAAGATCGGTCGCCATCGGCCAGGGAATGAAGATAGGGCACAACCGGGAAAGGCCCTTCGGCCAATCTTCCTTGGCGCTGCGCCAAGTGTTTGCCAGCCAGCCAGTATTGCCGCCACCAGTCCCTTCAAAAACCAGAAACAGGTTTTTTGAAGAGTGCGTAGCGCGCAACAGACCTTCTTCAATCACCTTTTCCGGCTTGGGAATATCGGCAATTTCCGACACATGGATACAGGTCGGAGTCCACCCCTGAGCAATGCCGGTGGCCTGCATGCCAGACTGGATGGAAAGCACGGAACCGTTCTCAAAAGCCCCCTTCGGCATTCTGCGCGGCACCAGCCACCACGGGCAGCGGTTGTAGGCAATGTCAAGAATGCGCCCGATCAGTTCGGACTTATCCGACTGCACGGACGCCATCACAGCCTGCGTATGGGGAATGAACAAGAGGCGGTGAAGGAACTTCAACGCGGTCTTGGTCGTGATGCCAACCTGCCGGGCCTTGATCACCAGGATTTCAATTGCCACTTGCAGTTCGTCGAAGCCGGCAATCACAGAATCGAAGATTTCCTGCGATCTACGATTTTGGAACTTGAAGATTTCGCCTTTTTCGTTGCAGACATAGGCGTAGCGGCTCTCGAAGTAGCCGGCATCGAGGCCGCACATCGCCTGTTCATTCTCGATCCAGCGCCAAATTTCCTGACGGCGTTTTTGGGTAATCGGCCGCATCAGGGTGACATAGGAACTGCGAGAGTTTGATTCAATTTTGGTTAGCGAGTCGACGTAATGCTTGAATTCTTCTATTTGATCGAACGTATGAGGAGCGGGCATCCACCCCTCACGCGCGGCAAATTCGTCCAGGTTCCGAAGAATGATCTTCTCGGAATACATTGATCTCCAACATTCCGCAGTCCCAAGACGAATTTATATCGCTGAAGGATTATCCCTTGACGGCGAGTGTCTTGCTGGCCCGCTTGCCGAGATGCTTCACACGCGCGGTCTGCTTTTTCAGGTGGTTGAGCTTTGGTGTGTAGATCTGCTTGCCCTTACGCTTTGTCATGATGTTCCTCCTTGGAAGTGGCTTAGAACAGAAATGGCCCAAGGCCATTTCCGGTCTTGAGCCATTGCTTGTTCCCTGGAGGGGGGGCATGTGTCTCGGTGATTGTTTTAGATGTATGCCGGATTGATTTTCTTGTCAAGACCTATTCCCGGCTTATGCCAGCCTGACATCATGTGCGCGTGTCAGCATATCGATTGCTCGATCGGCATCCTTTTCCGTCAGTCCCACGTCAAATGGCGTTTGGATCAGGTAGGGCTCCAGCTCTTCCATGTCACGATCATCGTCCAAAATCACAAAGGATTCGACATTCGTTTTGCCATGCAGATATTCGGCAATCTCTTCTCCACGTGAAGCGGCTCTCCATAAACTGTCTATCTTGCGGAAGAGAATCGGCGTCATGCCGATTACTTTGCCTGTTACGCCCCAGGATTTCAAAAGCTCGTGCATCCTGTGCAGACCGTCCGAGCGCCAATTACTGCTGACAACGATCACGGCGCCGGTTGTGTCCGTGATGCGGTTGAGCGCCTCCACGGAATCTGGCCATGCCTTGCTTTCGATTGCGCGTTCAGGCATATGGCTCTGCGCAGGAATGATGGGTCCGTCGAAATCGAGAAAAACTATCTTCATGACGTCTCCAATAGCCGCTGCCGGATTGGCACCAGCTTTTCCTGCATGTCACTTGGCGCTGGAAAGAGTTCGTCAATATCATCGTCGCCATCAAAAACAGTTGCATCGGCTGGTCCTTCCGTTTCCTTGCTGCTTCCCGGCCCAAAAACTGCTTTGCCGATAAATGTTGGCCCCTTCGGAGACGGCAAGAAGCCAAGCGCCTGGTGCATTGTGTTTCGGTCTTTAATCCCGCCAGGCATTTTGGCAAATTCAATTGTTTTCTGCATAATGAGTGGATGAGCGCTCAACGCAATCACCTTGACGGTATTCACGGAGGCTGCTTGCATGGCAAACAAAATTGCTCCGGTCAGGCGCTGAAGATCGATTTTGGCGGAAAGCGCAATGGCCTCCCATGGCACATGTCCGCGATCACCAGCCGGAATCGCATCGTATTTCTTCAGAAACGCCGCGATGGTTTCATCTGCTGCGGAAAAGCGCATTGCGTTCAAAACGGTTCTCAAACCGCCTTCGGCCTTTCTAAACATGGGAGTGATTCGCGGACTGTTCTCAAGCTGTTCCGGTTTGATTTTCAGGCGCCGCAGTGCTTCCTTCATCCGATTCACCTTCACTGGCAGCTTGGGCACTGGCAGCGGCTTGGGCGTCAAGGAAGGCTCTTTCGCGCTCGCCGACAAGCTCCGGCTCGCCGAGGTCGGAGTACCAGTCTTCGATGGGGATGGGTTGGTCGCTGGCTCCTTGTCCTTCGCGGATGCGATCTTCTTCGGTGGGGACGCGAGAGTAAACAGCTTCCCTGACTTCTTTTCGCTCTGGCCATTGCTTGCCGAATTGTTTTTCTTCTGTGTCATGGATGCCTGTTAAAGCTGTTGCAATCTGTTCAAACGCGGCGACTAGCCGCTCTTCCTGTTCTTCAGTCATGGTTCCGGTTCCTCCACCCAGCCTTTTTCCCCTTTGAACATGACAACCCGTTGTTTCCGTTCTTCAGGAGTGAGGCTGGCTATTTCCGGCATAGCGGGATCATTCAAAAAACCATCCAATATCTTGCGCAGATCCTTTCGCGTTCGAGCAGTACATGGTTCGTTCCATACAGCAAACTTTTGGCCGTCACTTCTGATGGCAAGAAGTACACCGCGGAATATCTTCTCGTAGACAATCTCGCCCATGCGAGTTCGCAGCCACCGATATTTGCTCATTGGACCTCCTCCTGGTGGGCATCACCGTAAGTTGGAAAGATAGTGCCGCTATACGCCGGCTCCTCTTCTGGGGTCAATGGCCGAAAAGCATTTTGGTTGATCGGCTCACCTTCCAGGCCGGGCGTATCGAAGGGCAGCACGTCCATCAAGCGCTGTGCCAACTGGTAGGGCGTTTCGAGTGTCGGGTTGGCGCAATTCTTGTGCTCTACCTGATCCACCAGGAATGGGCCCACCCTGACATGCCGGTACTTGTGCGTGCGCAGAATGCGCCTGTGGCATAGTCGGCAAGTGCGGTGGTGAACCGTCTCCAAGCTGAAGAACGCGATCAAGCGTTCAAACCATGAAAGCCTTCTCTCTCTCATTGCGCACCTTACTTCTTTGCTGGCAATGCCGGCTTTGGCGTTGTAGCTTTTGGCAACGCAGGTTTTACCTGATCGGCTTCCACGGCAAAGGTCTGCGAATTTACATGGTAACCAGGATGCGCCGCATGAAACTCAACCAGAATGGTTTGCTCTTGTTGCATGATTTCCTGCCACCGCTTTTGCAAATCCTGCTTTGCGCTTTCGCAGCTCTGCAGGGCAATGCGCTCTGTGGTTGTCAACTGAATTGGGGCGGCAGAAGGTTTCGGCGCCTCCTGTGCAAACGCTGGCATGGATGCCAGCAGAAAAAATGCCAACCAATGTTTCATCGTCTTCTCCTGTTCGTTTAAGCTGCTGTTTTTGACTCCTGGCCGCGCCGGTAGGCATCGAGTATAGAATTCTGCATCACTCGCTCGTACTTTGCTCCATTCCACACTTCCAGTAGGTCCTTGATCTCCTCTGGTACTTCCGGCGCGGGGGCGAGGAACATCCGTCTCTGCCAATCCGAACATGCCCATTTTACGTTCGTGCGAGAATGTTCCCTGATTACCTCTTCCACAAAGTCGTCTGTTGGTATTAGTGGATTCTCGGACAGCCAGTGGAGAGCTGCTTCGAGAGCGACACTAGCACGACCACTGGCTTGTTGTTCTGGCGTGCTGGAACTTGGCTCGAATGCATCGACTTTGCAATATTCATAGAGCAACAGCCGCTCAACTGCTGCTCTATGCATTCCCTCCGGTACAACAATCTTCTTCTCGCTCATTGCTCTTCCTCCAGAATCGGACAGCCATTGGGATACGTCGAAACAGGCTTTTCCTTGCTCCGACGTATCCGCTTCTCTGGTTGTTTCTCTGGAACCTTCTCTTTTTTCTCTGTCATCCGTCACTCGATTACAACTCAATGCCAGCTTCATTCTCAACAACTTCGATCTTCGCTTTCACCCTGAAGACTTTGTTCAGGATGTATTCGCCCACCATGTTTTCGGCGTATCCGGTGCTCAATGCCGCTGTATTGAGCTTGGTAAAAACAACCAGATCGTTCATAGGGTCTAGTGGAATCGAAGGATCTGGATTCGCATCGGAGTTAAGAACAGCGTAGAGCTTTTTGGGATAGTCTTCTGGGTCCATCATCAGTTGCATGGGCTCCCCACATGCTTCGCACTTCGGTGTGTCTGCCATTACGCTTTCTCCTTATGTTCTAACTGGAAGCGCAATCTTGATGCGAATTCTTCTTGCCGCACCATCATGGGCTCCATGGAAAATGTCGCTCCAGGTGTTCCTGTGTACAGCACCCGTATGTTGTTTTGCTCTGCCAATCTGTGGAATATCTCAGTGTCGCGTCGGTCCTCTGGAATCAGAGCGACCACAGGAACCGCTCCATATTGAACTTCCAATTTCATCTTCTTCCTCGCTCGCAGACGTGCTAGTTCACGCCCTTGGTCAATGTCGGACTTCCACCGATGATGAACGTGCAGTTTGCGCCCTGATGACCGCATACCCCCTGCTGCATCTTGATGCGTTCAAGCTGGATGTACTGATCTGGTGAAAGGTGCATGTTCTCGCGGTAGGCATTGTCGGCATCTGCCCGGCTTGTCTCTGCCGCTTTACGTTGATCCTCGGCGAGCTTGCGCTGCTGTTCCGTAATAACTCTCTGTTCCTGCGCCGCCGTTTCAATGCGCTGGCTCTTGATGGCGTCTGGTGGATTGACGCGACCGACATTGACGGCAGTGAGCGCAATCGGAACTCCGGTTTGCACGACGATGGTTCGTGAGGCTGTTTCGACCTCCTGGCCAACAACATCCGCCGCCGACTGATCGATGGCCATCTCCTGCATATCGCGCTTCTTCACGGCATCGCGAACGGCGTTCTGAATGGGCTGGTCGAGATTGCGGTTCCAGAAGCCCCAGGTGCTTGGTTGCCCGGATGCATCTGTGCCGCGGTCGGCGCCGAACTTCGACACCAGTTTCACAGAGTCAGTAACCCTGAACGTCAGCACAACATGGAAGCTGACTGGAACTCCGCTCTTCGTCATCATGTCGTCGAATTCCATATCGACGCGCTGTGGCCGCATATCCAGATCGATGTGATCGCTGGTAAGGGCGCCGAAGGACAAGCCGGAAGAAACGGGCGTGTCATCAACGCCGCCATGACCAAAAATCATTGGATGCTCAACCCAGACGGCCTCATGCCCGGCATCGGGTGAAGCGATGCTGCATCCAGACAACGGAATTGACGCGAGCAAAACCACGATAAGCGCAAACCTTCTCATTGCCTTCCCCCTGTGCAATTGGTTGTGGATCTGTTCTTGTTAAATTGCGCGGGCCGGGCGCTACTCCGGCTTCCTTATTCCAAAGGACCGCATCTAGTGGTGATAAATCTGTCCAACTATCAACGGGTGTCTGCTTTCCACGCCGCCGCGCACACTCGAATTACGCTTTCTCCGCCGGACGCTGCTTCCGGGCATAGCGCCGCTTCTTCACGACCGCATTTCCGTTCTCGTCTTTGCCCAGCGACGGGATTTCCTGGCCGCTGCGCTCACGAACCAGATTCAATCGTGGCTCCAAAGGAATGTCCACATGCTCATCGACCTCAGTCTCTTCGATCTCGCCAGATTGCTCTGTTTCCGCCGGCCGCTTCACTTCGATCTTGGTCTTGACTTCGGCCAGATCGAATCCGCGAAGCCTCAAATGCACATCAACCGTGCCATCGTAGCCGCCCGTGTAAGCATCCGCTTCGCGCAGATCGCAGTTGTGGCGCAGATTCTCCGCCACCTGTTCCAGCACATCGTTGATGATTTCTTCGCCCGTCAAACCCTCTACGTAATCGTCTTCCACCCTATGCCGCCTCTCTTGGTTGATGAATTTCGCGATCCAGTTCAACCGCGTCAATCAGCTTGACCATGTCGTCCTCGTTCAAATTTCCACCAGCATCGGACACATCCATGCCCCAGCCGTCATACGTTCCATCCTCGGTTCTGAAGAAATGCGATGTGCCCGTGGACTCTACCACCAAATGCCCTTGTCCCCCCGGCGCAGCTTCAATCACAGAAACCTTCCCGATCAGATTGAGCGTTTCTGTCTGCCCATCACAGCGCACTACCTGAATCTTCATCGTGCCGCTCCTCGTGTTCGTATTTTGTCTTCAGCGCCAGGAACTTTCTCAGGGTGCCTGGAAATGGACTTACACGACAGGACTCAATCAGTTGCACCGTGCGCCGGCTGATGTCCAAAACTTCCGCCAGCCTGACCTGGGTAAAAAGATTCTTTTTCCGGAACTGCGACCATTCCTGCTTGCGGCTCTCTCGCTGCTGCAGGTCTTCCTCACTAGGCTTCGGTCTTGGCATATCTCACCCCTAACTTCATCGAAAATCCGTGCCCTGTCAACAATGATTTTTTAATCGGCAAACACCCTAGTTTGCGCCTTGCGCAATCTGTCAGCACCAGCAACATAACAGCGGCCAATAATCGCCGACGCAGGAATTGGCATTGAACTGCAAACTTCCCAATGAGCCCCGCCAGTTACAAAATGCGCCTTTACAAAAAACACATAGGCACCCCCAAAAGTAACTGCATCTTCCATGTGCTGCGCAAAATACGTTGTCGCCTGAAATCCTTCCTTCTCGATCTCAGAAACCATTCCCTTGCTGTTCGTGCCATAAAACCAAACCATTTGCTCATTCATGCTTCGCACCTGTTTCACGAGGAACCTTTGCGCCTACCACACGTCTTGCCTAAACTCTTGCGGTCTGCGAATCCGCTTTCTTGCCCGGTACTGTTGCATTCCCTTCCGGCCTCTTCCGCCACGCGTCAGATACCGCTGCAACGGAGTTTCCGCATAAAAATTGTCACAGAGAAGCTTCATCAACTTGGCCAGTTTTGTCGGATTGATCTTTCGCAAAGCACACATAACTCCACTCATCCACTTTGCGCAGAAGTTACGCTTATCCAATTTTTTTGTCTACTGTGATTTTCAGGTGCGCTTTCTTTGCGCCCAAGTTGCGCCCCGGTGTTTTCTCTTTCAGAAATTTCTATATTTTCAATTGCGCCAGAATTGCGCTTTAGGGTTTTCAAGTTATAAGAAAATGGGAGGTTCAAAGGCGTCGACGACGACGAGCGCCCCCCCCCTCCCGGACAACCTGGCGACAACGGACAGGGCCGCGCCCGGTAGCCTATTGGGGCGCCGACACGATACAAAGCAATAGGTGACGCCAAACCTACAGAATTAGCGGCGGTATGCCCTCTGTACGCGCTGGACAGCC